TGAAATTAAACTTGACTACAAAGTAATTGATGAATACTTATTTGAAATAGACTACTCGAATAGAGTGTTCTACTTTACTAGAAGCGGTGACACTTATGCACTTAAAATTAAAAGTATTGAGAATAAAAGAGGAGATGAATATACGTATGAATTATATACTAAAAACGGTCTTGCTTTCACAATAATTATAAGCGCTAGTCAAAAAAGGATAGTTGAAATAATTAAAAACTCTGAGGGCGTGGCTACTAGGTTTGTAGTTCATGTAATAGATAAGATAGAGAAGATATAGCATTAAAAAACATTAAATTAAATTATTATGAAAAGAAGAGAGATTACAGAATTTAACGAAGCGTTCGGTTATCCAGCACCGAAAAAGCCAACTATTAAAGCTAATAACAAGCTTAGAAGCAAGTTGATTATTGAAGAGCTTACAGAGTACAATGATGCTGTAAAAGATAATGACATTGTAGAGATTGCAGATGCTATTGGAGATATGCTTTACCTAGTCTTAGGGGCAGCAGTAGAACACGGAATCGAGATAGAACCAGTATTTAACGAGATACACCGTTCTAATATGTCTAAACTAGGCGAAGACGGTAAACCTATTTATCGTGAAGATGGTAAAGTACTTAAAGGGTCTAACTACTTTAAACCTAATATCAGTAAAACTCTAGTACATTCGATTAACTATAAACCTGGTGTTAAATTCACTACGGATAAAACTATATGTGAATTAGATGTTGATATTGAAAAGTACATTAATACTGTAATAGACGTTACTGCTGACTACTTCGATGTAACGGTTAATTCTTTAGCAGGTCCAAGCAGAAAACAGCCTATATCAATCGCTAGACATATTATAGCGTACTTGTGTTATAAGAGGTACGATTACTGGTCGATATTCGGTAAAGAACTTTCGTCTATCATTCATAGAGATAGAACCAGTTTTATACACGGTAATAAATTAGTTAGTCAATTAATTAACTACGATAATAAAGTAGAGTTAGCAGTTAAAGACATCACTAAAACAGTTACAGCTGAACTAGGATAAATAAGTTAAAAAACAAAGATTAAAATTATGAACGTATTAAGTTTGTTTGACGGAATGAGTTGCGGTAGAATTGCTTTAGAAAAAGCTAATGTACCTGTTACTAATTATTATAGTAGCGAAATAAAAGAATACGCTATTGAAGTGGCTAATAAAAACTACCCGCAAGATAGTATTAATAGATTAGGTGATATAACAAAAATAAAGACTGTTGATTTACCTAAAATAGACTTGCTTATTGGTGGTAGTCCTTGCCAAGATTTTAGTGGAGCTAACAAAGAAAGGTTAGGTGTTGAAGGTGTTAAGAGTGGGTTGTTTTTTGAATATGTTAGATTATTAGAAGAAACTAAACCTAAATACTTTTTTCTTGAGAATGTAAGAATGAAAAAAGAACATCAAGACTTTGTTAGTGAAGTTTTAGGCTGCGAACCTATTGTGATAAACTCTGAAAAGTTAGCACCACATTTAAGGCATAGACTGTATTGGACTAATATACCAAACATAGAACAACCTAAAGACTTACAGTTAGAATTGAATGATGTTTTAATTGATGGGTATTCTGACAGAAGAAAAGCGAGAACTTTATTAGAAAGCGATTCTAGACCATTAAGCACACCTATAAAAATGTGCCATAGACATTTTAACAAAGGTTTTACTACTCTAATTTTTAAAAGTAAAGAACACTTTGATAACTTAAAAGAACACTTTGATAAAAACTTTAAAGGTAAAAGTGCTAAGGAAATTGACGTTTTAATTAACGGTATGGATTTAAGTGTTTATGAGGGTGTTAGATATATGAACAATAGAGAACGTGAACAATGTCAAACTGTACCAGAAGGATATACAGATATATTAACACAGAATCAAGCAGCTTGTATATTAGGCGATGGATGGACAGTAGATGTAATAGCTCACATCTTTAAAAACATACCACTAACTTAGTGTTGCGGTTAAAAAGTATTAGGTTTCTAACAAGCGGTTATATATTTTTATAGAAACAATTAACTTTATTTTAATATGAAAGAGAGATTTATAAAATTATTAGATTCGGTAGGATATCCCTACCGTTCTATTAACTCAGTAGACAAGAGAGAGTTAATAGAGATACACAAACACATCTTTAAACATCCTGAAAGCTACTATAGAGAAAGAACGTGTAGAAGCTGCTTTCTATCAATGTTAAACGACTTAGTTATTAAATACGAGCTACCTAAAAGAATGGAAGTATCTGACGATTACGAAACTAGGATGGCTATTTGTCGCAGCTGTTCAGCTACTAAAGGGCAAGAGGGTAATAGTGTTTTGATTTGTGGGAAGTTAGGTAGACCTAGTAAAGGTAATTATCCTACTTGCGGGTGCATATTAAATGTTAAGAACCGCTTCAAAAGTCAAAAATGCCCGAGAGGTAAGTTTTAACACCAAAACAAAACAGCGTTTCAATGCTGTTTGTTGACTGTTAAAGAGCGTTGCGAAGCTGATGCGAACTATTAAAAACATTATTTTTATAAACCGCTTATAATTAGTATAATAACACCATGGAAGAAGAAGAAAAGAAACCAAGAAAAAGAAGTACAAAGGCAGAAACTCAAAGGAGAGTTAATGAAGCAATAGATTTTATGTTTAACCAGAATGCTACTAGACGTGAGTGGGTAGACTATTGCGAAGATAACTACGACGTAATACCTAGACAAGCGGATAAGTACTGGGCAGAAGCTAAAAAAGTAGTATTAGAAAAGTATTCTAAAAATAGAGAGAATGTAATTAATAATCATTACGGTAGACTTTTTAACCTGTTCAAAGGAGCGCAAAAAGACGGTGAAAGAGAAGTAGCTAGGAAGATTCTAGCAGACATGGCTAAACTTTTAGGACTTAATGAAGCTGAGAAGAAAGACGTTACAAGTGGAGGTGATAAGATTAACATTAATATTAACATAGATGATGACTAAACACATAGAGAACAACAGACAAGAACGTAAAGCATTACGCACTAAACCAAGTATTAATAATATGATGTACCTAACTTACACTAAAAGCGGTAGGTATATTAAAGTAAATTGGAGAAGGTTTAAGACTTATGGTGAATGTTAATTTAACCAAGAAGCAAGGTTTAGCACTTAAATATTTAAGAGATAAAGAAACTATAGAAGTACTTTATGGTGGCGCTGCAGGTGGTGGAAAGTCTTTTTTTGGGTGCTTATGGATTATTTTAAACTGCCTTGACTACGAAGGTTCTAGATGGTTAATAGGTAGAGCTAAACTAGATGCTTTAAAGAAAACAACGCTTAATTCATTTTTCGATGTAGCTAACATACTAGGAATAAACGGTAAGTTCAACTATAACGCTAATGAAAAAACTATAACTTTTAATAACGGTTCACAGGTAGTTCTTAAAGATTTATTCCACTATCCTAGCGACCCTAACTATGACTCTTTAGGTTCGTTAGAGATTACAGGAGCGTTCATCGACGAGTGCAACCAGGTAGTAGAGAAAGCTAAGAATGTAGTAATGTCTAGAATACGTTACAAGCTTACAGAACACAATCTAACACCTAAGATGCTAATGACTTGTAACCCTGCTAAAAATTGGGTTTATCATAGCTTTTACAAACCAAGTAAAGAAAATACATTACCAGAATACAGAAAGTTTATACAAGCCCTTCTAAGCGATAATAAACACGTTCACGAGTCTTATGCTCAATCATTAGCAAAACTAGACAACGCGTCAAGAGAAAGGCTTTTAAATGGTAACTGGGAATATGACGAAGATATAAGTAAGCTATTCGAGTTCTCATCTGTTTGCGATATTTTTACAAATGACTTTATAGAAGAAGGCGATAACTACATAACTGCAGATATAGCACGATTCGGTAGAGATAAAACGGTTATATGCGTATGGAATGGATGGAGGTTAGAAAAGATGAAATCTATAGACCAGTCAAGCATAACGGAATCAGCAGAAGCAATAAGAAAGCTAGCTAATGAGTACAGGATAACCACTAGCAAAATAGTAGTCGACGAAGACGGTGTCGGTGGAGGTGTTAAAGACATATTAAAATGCCAAGGCTTTGTAAACAACTCTAAAGCTTTAAAAGTAGAAGGTGAACTACAAAACTATTCAAACCTTAAAAGCCAATGCTATTTTTATTTAGCGGATAAAGTTAAAAACGCTGAAGTGTTTATTAAACATGGTGTCTACAAAGAAAGCATTATACAAGAACTTGAACAAGTACGTATAAAGAATATTGACCAGGACGGGAAAAGAGCTGTAGAGGGTAAAGAGAAAATAAAAG